TACACATCTGATAATGAAGTAAGCTCACCATCTGGTTACAGTGCAACTGGTAAAGCCTTAGTGGCAGTTACACCAGCATTAAGCACTGATACTGCTGTGGTAGATTTTGCAGACTTATCTTTTGTGGGTGTAACACTTACAGCAAGAGGTGCTTTAATCTATAACGATACAGCGTCTGGTGATCCAGCAGTTGCAGTATTAGATTTTGGTGGAGATAAAACAGCTACTTCAGGTACATTTACTATACAGTTTCCAACTGCTGATGCTTCAAGTGGTATTTTAAGAATAGCATAGTAACAGGAGTATTGTTCAGTGACTACTAGAACATTTACAGTTACTGTTGTAGGTGGTAATCCTTCAAACCATCCATATCATAATGTAGGTTCTAGTAACAAATATGCCATTGATGGGTCTACTGCTACAGCAGATGTAACATTAAATCTCGCTGAAGCAGGAACTTATGTTTTTGACCAATCAGATAGTTCAAATGGTGGACACCCTTTAAGATTTTCTACTACAGCTAATGGTACTTGGGGTGGTGGGAGTGAATACACTACAGGTGTAACTACTACAGGAGTGCCTGGTAATGCAGGTGCAAAAACTACTATAGTGGTGGCAACCTCTGCACCTACCTTATATTATTATTGTACTAATCATTCTAATATGGGTTGGACAGCTAATACTGTATCTGCAACTTCCTGGGGAATGTTGTCTTGGAATACAGGAACTTGGGGTAATCAAGCAGATGGTGGATTAACTGTCAGTGGTGTTTCTGCGACAAGTGCCATAGGTTCACCAACAATAAGTGGAGAAATAAACGCTGGTTGGGGTAGAGGCACTTGGGGTGAGTTTGCTTGGAATATTGCTGGACAAGTAGTTGCTGATGGAGTATCAACGACTTCAGCAGTAGGAAGTGTTACACAAACAATTACAGCAGATATAGATGTAACAGGAGTATCTGCAACTTCATCTGTAGGCTCAACTACACAAACTATTGTACAAGAACAAGCTGTAACAGGTTTAGGTTTATCAAGTTCTGTTGGTAGTGTAGTAGTAATACATACAGGATTAGTTGCACCTTCTGGAGTATCAGTTACCACATCTACTGGTAGTGTAAGTATTGATGATAGATTTTTAGTTGGTTCTGGTTGGGGTAGGTTAAGTTGGGGTAACCAAGTATGGGGTGGAGCATACGCAGTTATACCGACAGGAGTTAGTGTAACTTCAGCTAACGGAAGTGTAACTACCACTGCAAACGCAGATGTTGCTGTTACTGGTGTGGCAGCCACAAGTGCAGTTGGAACTGTTGCAGGTATAACAGCAGATGTTTTAATTACACAAACTGGATTAGGACTTACAAGTGCAGTTGGAAGTTCATCAGTAGCAATCACTTTTGGAACTACAGTAACAGGAGTATCCTCTACAAGTGCAGTTGGTTCAGTAATCGTAGCTCCTAAAATAGAAGTAGATGTAACTGGTGTAGCTCTCACAGGTTCGGTGGGTTCAGTTACTTTTACAATTACTGGTTCTGTATCACCAACTGGAGTCTCTTCTACTGGATCAGTAGGTTCTATTGTTCCTGTATCTGGATATGATGTGACTGGCGTGTCTTCAACATCAGCAGTAGGTACACCAACAGAGGTAACAGGTACTGGAGTAGTCGATAATGTAACTGGAGTGGTATTGACGAGTTCTATGGGAAGTGTAATAATAATAGCATGGTCAGAGATAGATACAGGTACTCAAACGACTTGGACTGAGATAACAACAGCAGCATAAAGGAAAATATATGGCATCTACATATTCATCAGATTTAAAACTGGAACTCATGGCTACTGGTGAAAACGCTGGTACATGGGGTGATAAAACAAATACAAATTTAAATTTAGTACAACAAGCAATAGGAGGTTTTGAACAAGTATCTGTAAGTAGTGGAGCTACAGTTGCATTAGCAATGACAGATGGTACTATTTCAAATGCAAGAAATATGGTTGTTAAAGTGGCCTCTGTAACTCTATCAGGAGCCACTGTATTAACAGTACCTGACAGTATTGAAAAAATGTATATTTTTGATATATCGGCAGTTACAAATCCAACTAATTTAACAATTAAAACAGCAAGTGGCACTGGATTTTCTCCAGATCAAGCAAAAATATATTTTGCATACGCAGACGGAACGAACATTGTTGAAGTATCTTTAGATACTTTAGGTGGAGCTGTAGGTTCTGCAAGTTTACCAACTGTGCCTGTAACAAAAGGTGGTACAGGTCTTACATCATTAGGTTCTGCAAACTTACCACTTAAGGTTAACAGTGGAGCAAGTGCTTTAGAGTTTGGAGCATTAGCAGTAGCTGGTGGAGGTACAGGATCAACTTCAGCT